CTGTAGAACCCTATGTAACTACTTGGAAGTGTGAAGATTGTACTCCAGAAGAAAAGTATGTTCTTGAACAACTACAAGACAAAACAAGAATTACAGATCGGAATGCCTTAGCAACGATCATGGGTAACATTAAACAGGAATCTAAGTTCATCTCCAACATCTGTGAAGGTGGTGCTCGGGTAAATTATGAAGACTGTCTTGTTGGTGGGTATGGTTTGATCCAGTGGACCAGCGTTAATCGTTATGATAATCTTGGGAGATTTTGTAATAAATTCGATTGTGACCCTAGCACTCTAGAAGGTCAGACTCGTTATATGATTAACGAGAACATCTTTCAACGCTACCTCCCTGAGTTTGAGGGTAATGGTCAAACCATCTCACAGTACATGGTTCCTGCATACTATTGGCTGGGATGGGGAGTCAAAGGTAACAGAGAACTTTATGCATACGACTACACAAAAAAACTTGTACTGGCATGATTAATACTCTCAAAAATATTTTAGGATTTACCAAACAGAAAAAGGTTAAGTGTACTATTGATGACATAGAAGCACCTTTATTTGAATGTGGTCCAGGACATTTGACTCAAGGATATGGTTTCTTTGGGTATACTGGTGTTCCTGCACCAACTGTTCTGACTGACGATCCTTGGTTTGGTCCTGCTCCCATCTCTGATTCAAATAAAGACTACATGGAGAAAGAAGCAGAGATCAAAAAAGAAGAAGCAGAGAATCGTCAGTATTGGACAAATGAACAAGAGAACATTCATCAGATAATGTATGAAATAGCAACCAGGAGTAGTGGCACTACTCTTCAACTTGATCCTATCGGAGGATCCGAAAACTTCCAAGGGGGTTCAGAAAATGTTCATCGATGATTGGCGCTACAGTGACCAGAAAATGAAGATCAGAGAACAAGCACTCAAAGTATTGCTTGCAAAGTTTGGTGCTGCACTAGAGAAAGGATCTCCTAAATATTCAAATCAATCAATCTATGAGTGTGCTCACGACTGGGTTTCCCAAGGCAATATGCACACTGCAGGGATTGTAAAATACTACGAGGCTTATTATGCAAAAAGTAATTAATGTTTTAGCAGTTCTTTCTTTTGTTGGAACTGCGGGTATCGTCGGTGGCGGCACTGCACTATATCTCAATAAGGATTCTATTGTTGAGAACATCAAATCTCAAGTTGCATCTGCAGCAGCAGAAGCAATTTCTGCAGAACTTCCTGGAATGATGGATGCTGCTATGCCTGAACTTCCTACTACTACTGGTGGCACTATTCCTTCTACAGGTGGTGCTGCTCTCCCATTTTGATAATCTATTATGAAAAAAATTATTGCGTCCCTGGTTGCTGCGGCGGCGGTTGCCCTACCTGCCCTTTCAGACCCCCTAAAAGATAACGAATATTATACCAATCATTCGATGGGGTGTATGTTACTCCGAGAGTGTACCGATGAAGTCAAACAAGTCTTTAGTCTTTTGGATATTTCTAGTGAGTATCCCAATACTGACGATTTTTATTCTGTTGCTAACGAATTCAACTCTATGCTTGTCGCCCTTAACCAGGTCGGAGTTAACGTGTTTCTAGCAGATGAAAAATATTTTCCAGTCGGACACCGTGGAGTTTATCATACTGTAGGTAACAATTTCTTTCTGAACAAAACGTTCATGAAGCGTCCTCATATATTAATGAGTGTGATGCGCCACGAAGGATGGCACGCTGCACAAGATTGTATGGCAGGAACAATTGACAATAGTTTGATTGCTATTATTCATCATGAGGATGATGTTCCTGCGATGTGGCAAGAGATGGCACGGAGAGCCTATGTATTGCAACCCTCTGCTATTCCTTGGGAGAAGGAAGCAACCTGGGCAGGTAAAACTGAAGGCATGACTATGAAAGCACTTCAGTCTTGTGCTGCAGGTACTATGTGGTCCGACTATGATCCGACTCCAAAGACTCGCGAATGGTTGGTTGAAAACGGATACCTTTCTAAATAGAGTTGCCCTTGTTGGTGACATATGCCCGAAGAAGTTAAGGTAGAAGAGACCAAAAAGGAAGACCCAAAGAAGAAAGGTCCATTAGGAAAGTTAAAAGAAAAGGTTGGAGATGCTGAGGATAACCTTGCCATTCTTTCAACCTTTGTTCGTTTAGGAATTCTTGTGTGGTCCGGTGGTATTCTTACCCTGAACTATGTAACAGTTCCTGGGTTACCACAGCAGAAAATTGATCCGACTTTTATAGCCAGCGTCTTCACCGGAGTTTTGGCTACGTTCGGAGTCCAGACGGCGAAGAAATCTGGTGATGGCACTATGAAGATGAATGGTGCTAATGCTGCTGCTGCAGCTGGTGGTAGTGGAATTACAAAAGAAGATCTCGAAAGATTAATTGCTGCTGCATCCCAGACTGCACCTGCTCAGACCATTAGAGTTGAGCAAGGCCCAATCAAAATTGTAACCGATCAACCTCCATACAAGATGTGATATGAAACCTTACCTCAAGTGGACTGCCATTAGTCTTGGTAGTGTCGTAGCAATCGCACACATCGGTGTGTTGGGACATTTGGTCCGACGAGAACCTAATAGGATTCAGGTCCCGACCATTAACATTCCACGCGGCACTCCATATTCTTCTTATAAAATAGAAGCAGGTAAAGAAGGTTATAGTATAGAATACAGGGCAAACGATCCTGCTATTCTTGAGTCACAAAAATCCTTATCATTAGATAAAACTAAGAGAGGATTCTTTGGTGGCGGTACTGAGAGTCGTCGCGAATGGCGTCAAGATCAATTCACTATGGATGGCACTAGAAATCTAGGAGGTGTTGGAGGAGATGGCGAGGGAAAGTTGACTGCAAAAGAGGAAGAGTGTTTAGTGGCGGACGCTGGAGCACGGTCACAAGGTGCGATGGCAGGTAGTGCTATTACTGCTGGTGTTGCTGTTCCTGCTGTGATTGGCGTTCCATATGTTGGCTGGTTGGCAGCAGGATGGGTTTCCCTGTTAGGAAATAATATTGGATCTTCAGCAGGGTCGTTAGTAAATTCTGCAATTAGTGACTGTTAATGAATTTAATTCTTCGTCCTCTTGATAATATTGCTGATCCTGTTTGGAGTGTAATTATTTCCTTAATCATACTTCTTGCTGGAGTTGCATATTACATCGTCTATATAATGCGTATGGCTTTTGATGAATTGAACGATGGCGGATCAAATCGACAAGAAGGACGCGGATCAGGATCAACTGATAGCACTGCTGACTCACAGGATTGAAGACGCTGAAAAAACTCAAGAAGAACTCCGCGATCGTGTTCGTAAATTAGAAAAGTGGGTATGGGGTGCCGGTGCCGTCATAACTGCTGCCATTACACTAATCGGAATAGCAACAGCAGTAGAATCAAAGGAGATCGAGTATGGGCGCTATGGTTCCCCCCAGCAGGAAGTCGTGTTACAACTTCCGAGTAGTTGAGATCAATCGTGTTCTTGATGGTGATACTATCGATGTCACTATTGACCTCGGGTTTGATTTATACAAGAAAGAAAGAGTTAGAGTTGCAGGAGTTGATACGCCGGAGAAGAGAACCAAGAACTTAGAGGAGAAAGCTCTGGGACTTGATGCTACCAACTGGATGAAAGAAAAACTAGAAGGTGCTATTGCTGGTGACGATGAACTCTCTGTCAGAACTGAATTGGTTGGCGGTATGGGTAAGTACGGTCGCCTTCTTGGTTGGTTATATATTGGAGATGCAGAAGTATCGTTGAATGAAATGATGATTGAGGAAGGATATGCTCATGCCTACGATGGTGGCACCAAGGATATGAACCTTGAAGCACTTCGTGTCATTCGTAGAGAACATGGTACTCTGGTTGAGTAATGATTCCAGAAATACGGTTAGGTAATATTGATATTGGAATTAATCAAGTTAGTAATTTGATTATTAATGATACGCCTGACTGGTTGAAAACTCCATCACATGCAATACCAATTTACCCACCCGTGACTACACAGGTGGGTATTCCTATTGTTAATATACCAGGGTGTGTTGAGTCCCATAGGGATAGTGGTGAGAATCAAACACTGAAGGATGAAGATAAGGATGGTGTTCAAACATTCTGTGATGCTGGAACTCCTAATTTTTATCCTATTGATTATGATCCGAATAAGTTAGAGTTGACAACAGAGGCACCACCACCTCCACCTATGAAATCTCCTGAGAAAGAAGAGGATACTAAAACAGATACCGAAGCACCAGCACCACCTAAGACGGATACTGCATTAGCAGAGTGTCCTACAAGAGAGCAACAGTTAAAGAATCCTGTAGGAAAAGTATTACAAAACAATAAAAAGATAGTCAGGTATGAGACAGTAGGAAAAGAATGTCTCCCTGTATTTGAGAATTTAAATATACCAGAT